TTGCATTCCTAAGTACTACATGGATAGGTACTGCAGTAGGTGTTACACTTCTAGACATAGGTGCGGCATTATCGGCATTTGCTGGTGGGGCTATAGCTGCAAGCATAGCTGCTATATCTGCTGCCGTACTAGGGATGGTTTCAGCATTTACTGCACTGTATGCAGCATATGGTCTAGTTAGTGACATATTTCAGGGCGCAGCTAATAACGAAAATAACGCCAAGATGAGTGAACAATGGACCACAGCTCAAGGCGGTCTTACTGAGTCAGCTAAGGGTTTGATCCAATCAGAGCCTGAACTCTTTAAGAAGTTCTTCTCAGCTAGTGGCACTAGAGAGGATCGCGAGAAGGCTAAAGCGATGATGGGGTTCTCGGGAACTACAAACAATCCTTTCTTTAAAGACCAGCAAAAGAACATACTAGATGTGGTTAATCCTGCATTGGATGCAAAGAGACAAGCTGAGTTAGGCGGAATGACTGCAGCAGTTCAAACTCCTGAGCAACTAGCCGGTGGTATTGGTTCCGGGGCAAATGACGCAATAGCCAATCTGCCTTCACTAAATGTTGTCGTGGAAGATAAGCGAGTATTGGTGAGTATGTATGATCAAGAAGTGGCAGTAGCTATACCCGGCGGGAGTAATATGGCTACGGGCTATCAAGGAATGTAATTTATGGCTAATTGGACAGACAAAGTAATAAATGCCTCGTATCGCGGGGTAGAATTTTCATACACAACTGTTACCGATAGTGGTGGTCGTCGTGTAAACTCACATCTACTCCCTGAGAAAGACGGGGTAGTTAATGAAGATGTAGGCCGTGCTTTAAGATCCTGGACTATTGCAGGTTACGTGGTTAGTAAAGTCGGAGGTGATGACTATTTCACACTCCGAGAGAAACTGATTAAGGCTTTTGAAACTAAAGGTGTTGGAGTATTTCACCACCCGTATCGTGGTGAGTTTGAAGCCCGTGTAACCACCTTCAGCGTGACCGAAAGTACTGTCACTGGTAACATGGTAAACTTCACCGTAACTATGGTGGAAGAAGGAACGGGCCGTAAGGTAATTGTTGAGCGTAAGGTTCCACGTAATGAGACCTCCTCAGCCAAAGCAAGTTTAAATGAAGCAGCGATAGCGACATATAAGACAGCCTACGATCAAGCACGTAAACCAGCCCTAGCTATGAAGCGGTTCAACGCCACAGTTGAGGAAGGGATTGAGAAGATTCGTGACGTCAAGAAGGTTGTGGCTGCTCAGGAAGAATTCAAGCGGGAACTTTACAACACGATAGGCAAGGGAATATCAATAGCCTACAACATCGAGGATCTAATTGCCTCGGTTATAAACCTTACTGATTTTGGTACGGTCCCTGAGAGAGCATGGTCATACAGGAATGCCGTAGTTTTTGGTATGTTCGATGAACTTCAAGAACTTGCTCGTCTAACTACGAACCCTAAGAACAGTTTAGCCGTAGCACATGCTAACTTCTCGGCTCAAGTTGCAGTAGCTTCTGCTGTAGGCTTGGTTCAGAGTTTAACATTCGTCACTTATGGTGAAGTAGACAAAGTTAAAGAGCAGATGATCGCCATGCTAGATAGTATGGAAGGCCAAAGCGGAGCCTCAGTTGAAACACTATCGGCAGTTGCAGACGCTAGAAGTGCCACCACTGACTATCTTGACTACACGACTAGAAAGCTTTCGTCTCAGAGAAACATACTACCTTTAGCAAACACTAATACTTTATCCTTCTGTTATGACGTATATGGAAACATTGACGACGAAGAGAACATCATTGTGGCCAACAATTTAAGCCAGCCTGGGTTCCTAAACACATCCACTCCTCTGAGGGTTGTATTATGATGAGAGTAGATTTCTTCCCAGACGACAGCGAGATAGTTGTCGAGGTTGACGGCTACATCTTCAAGAACTGGAAGACGGTTAAGATCTCCAGAAGTATGGGCAATGTTATCGGTTCGGCTCAGTTAACTCTAGCTGTTGCTGACGATATTCCTGAACTAGAATTACTTAGTGAATCGGCTGAGGTGATCATCTACGCCGACTCCCCTGACCAGAGATATGAAGGTCAGCATTTAATGGTTGGGTACATCATGGGTGTGTCGGACAGCATCGGCAACTCAGGCCGAACTATAAGTATTGATGTTAAAGATAAGACCATCGACCTAGTACAATGTTCAGCTATTGTGCCTTCCAGCTCGTGGAGTAATTCCACACTAGAAAGGATAGCTAAGGATATTTGTAAACCGTTTGATATATTTGTCACAGGAACGGCAGTAGATTTTAAGGCTTTTAGTGTTGCAGAATACGGGCCACGCCCTACTGAATTGTATGAGAAACCTTTCAACTCTTTCACCATCAATTCAGGTGAGACAGCATTTGCAACTATAGAACGTGCCTGTCGCGCAAGAGGCGTGATAGCATTAACCGATAATTGGGGCAATTTAGTCCTAGACACAGCTAGGATTGATTACCCTAGAGCAGCAACTTTAGAAGTTGGAAGGAATGTATATGGAGTTTCAAAGAATAAGACATGGGATAGCTTGTATCACGAATACACTTGCTATGGCCAAGTACCATCTGGCGGAAAAGGCTGGGGGCCCGACAATACAACTGCTAATGCATCGGCCAGAGATGATAACATTTATCGCTACCGCCCTCTAAATTTTCAAATAGAGTCCAACGCTAAGAAGGACGTATTGCAAACTAGAGCGAATTGGGAAGCCCAAGTACGGAACGGAAGATCGCAGAATTATACAGCAACTGTTCCAGGTTGGTTTGATAACCTAGGCTCTGAGTCGAGCGCAAGGCTGCCATTTTCACTGAACACGAATGTAAATTTGGTTGTAGATAGATGGAATCTAGACGAGAGATTAATGATAACTGGACTTAGTTTCGACCTCACAGAGGGTGGTAGGTCTACAACCTTAAGCCTATCCGATCCGAGCACTTATGCTTCAGATCCAGGTAGTGTAGTTCAAGAGAAAAAGAAAAAGAAGAAGAAGAAGACCTAATGCAACACATGTACAACATGATAAAATCCCTACTTACTGCCAATACGGTAGTTTCTGTGGATGACTCCACCAAGCTTCAAACTATGAAGGTGAAGGGTAGTTTAGGCTCTGTCAGAGACAAGGTTGAGAGGATTCAAAACTACGGCCTATCTAGTAAGCCTCCAGTTGGCTCTGAGGCTGTCGTAGGGAACCTTTCTGGCTCTAGTGACCATCCAACTGTTATAGCCTGCGATAGCTCGGCCTGGCGCATCCTAGGGCTTGAGGATGGCGAGGTGGTGCTGTATAGTAAGTTCGGTGCTAAGATCCTCCTGAATGCACTAGGCGGATTCGATATTGAAGACAATCACGGGAACACGATTGTAATGTCCACTTCAGGAGTTTTGATTAATGGGAATCTAGAGGTGCTTAGATGAGCAGGAAATTAATAGCTAATGCTTTTTGCACTATGTTGCCTGATGACCTCACGGTTGTCGCCACCATAACTCCAGTGACAGCAGTATCCACCAAGGTTAAGGCTGTAAGTGCGGGGGTGTATTTGGATGGGACTTCGGTAACGGCTACAGTTATAACTGTCCCTACAGCTAATGCCACGATTCCAGATCCAGGCCCCTACACAGTGGAGTTCTCAGCCTCATCTTTTAAGGTGAATGCTGAAGGGAAATTAGTACTTCGGGAAGGGGATTTGACGGCAACTATCTCGGCAACCCCTAAGATACCGGCTAGTCCGTCCCCGATTGACTACCCAATAGAATTTAAAATTGAGATTACAAACGCGGGACAAACAAAGGTTTTAGGTGAGTAACTATGGTTGATGGCGATTTAAAGTTTTTATTTAACGGGTTGTTGCCTGGATACATTGAGTTGGTAGAAGAGGGGTCTTCCGATCTCCGTATGGATGAAGGGCTTGAAACTGCCATACTGTTATCCCTGTTCTCCGATGCAAGAGCTTTAGAAGGTGATGATTTACCTTTCGGGTCAGATAAGAGAGGATTTTGGGGAGACGTTATACTTGGCTATTCTTTTGGTTCCAAATTGTGGACTCTTGAGAGAGGTAAAATTACCAATAAAACTTTAGGGGTTATTGAGACCTACATGGGTTCAGCCCTTCAATGGATGTTAGAGGACGGAGTTGTTAGTGACGTGGGCGTATCGGCTACACGATCTGGCGACTTGGTATTGATGGAAGTGATAATTTACAGGGATGGTGAAGAACCACTATCTACTAAGTATTCCCTTAACTGGGAAAGAATGATTGAAGAGAGCAAAGGACTATAACAATGGAAAGACCTTCATTACTGACTATTTATAATCGCATAGTCGCTGACATGGAAACGCAATTAACCAGTGACGTACCTATTCTTAGGTATTCATTACTTGGTGTCTTAGCTATGGTTATGGCTGGAGCCTCACATTTATTTTATGGTTTCATGTTCCAGATACTGGACAACCTACTACCTGACACAGCTACTGAGGTATTCCTTCGTAGACTGGCTAGAACTTGGAATGTTCCTGAGAAATCAGAATCCCAAGCTAGAGGCACCTTGTCGGTGACGTCATTGAACGCAGCTACTCTGTATAAGGGTGAGCAGTTTCAGACTGCCGGTGGTGTCGTATTTGAGACCATTATCGACTACGTATTCACCGACGCTACCAGTTTAGATGTGAATATTCAGGCTGTTATTGCTGGAACCTCTGGTAATGTTTCTGACGCTACGATGGACTTCGTAAACCCCCCAAGTGATTTCCTATCCACTGCGGATGTAACTTCAGCCCCTACAGGTGGTGATGTTGAAGAATCCGTAGAAGCTCTACGTGAGAGAGTGTTAACATACTGGGCCCATAAACCAGCCAGTGGCGATAAGACGGATATTAAATTGCAGTGTTTAAGTGTTGAAGGTGTCGCATATGCTTGGGTGCTTCCTGCTGAAGAGTGGAAGGGTGCTGGTTTTGTGGGCTGCCTAGTCGCAGGTCCTGAAATGTCTCCAGTTAGTGGTGCGGTGTTATCTGCTGTTCAGGCTGTTGTGGATGAGAAGGAAGTAGTTGGAGCGACCAGTGAAGTTGAACAATTAACCACATCATTATTGAGCACTATCATCTATGTCTCACCTTACACCACAGCTAATGTGGAGCAAATTAAAGAGAACATAACCCAAGGCTTAATCGACACTGCTCGACCTGGGCAGGATATGAGAATAGGTATAATCCGTGATGCCGTATCCGCAGTCACTGGGAAGACTGGAGACTATCAAATTAACAGATGGAGTTACGACGGAAGTAACATACAGTACTACCCAAATGCGAACATAGTTAATGAAGACATAACTAGAATATTCCTAGCAGGGGATATTGAGATCCAGAGGTTCCCAACGGTATGACCTATCCAATAGTTTCAGACATAGAAGTACCTCAGAGAACTTCGATAGTTGACTACACTAAGCAATTGTTTAACCTCCTGCCTAAGGGTAAAATCTGGGCAGACAATGCTACTAGTGGGTCACTGTGGTCCAAATTGCTGAATGTGCTTGCTGGTGAATTCCACAGAGCTGAATCGGACACCCTTAAAATCTATGAGGAAGTAAACCCCATAGCTGCAGATGACTTCGCAAGATGGGACGAACTGTCTGGGAATGTGCTGGATGAATACTCCATAGCCCTCACGGACATAGAGGAGAGGGAGATAATGTTCGAGCAAGTGTTTGGTCTCCCTATTCATATCACTGAGGCAGTAATGATCCAGTGGGCTGCAAACCTTGGCTGGACGATCACTCTCGATACTGTAATCATACCTACTCATGGATTTGAG